CGTGCCTACATTAAAGCTCGTCCCGTCGCCGTTTACATCATTTAAGATGAACCCTGTACCCGCAACATAGGACACTTCACCGCCAGTAGCATTATCTGTTCGGTTTAAAGTCAATGTATTGCCTGACCGAACAAGAGCACCTCCATCAACAACCAACCCATCAGCCGTCACAGTACCCGTTACATCAATGCCTGTGTTGCTAGTAGCGAGTTTTGTGCCGCCATTATAATACAAACGAGTTTCAGCGCCAGTATTACCTAAGAGATATGGATTGCCAGCGGTGTCACGTAGTTGTATGTTATCGGCGTTAATTAAAAGATCGCCTACGCCGCCATCAGAAATAATACTGTTATTACCATCATGATAAATCTGTAGGTCACTGCCATCACCAAAGATAAGTTTGTTATTATCTCCAAGCGATACATCACCAGTTATACTTACATTGTTATTCGCGTCAATAAGAACTACATCTTCAGCTAATGGAATTGTACCTGTTGTAACACCAACATCAACCGCTGCAGCTGTACCTAAAATCGCCGGAGTATACTCGAATACTCCAGTAGTATTATTGTATCCAAGAGTTCCTTCGCCGGCTGGTACTGCATTTACAGCAGAAAAACTAGCATATGAAAGACCGTTATCTATTCCTTGAAGACCTTGTATTGATTGAAGACCTTGAATACCGGTGAAGCCTTGAATACCAATTGTGCCCTGTGCACCTTGGGCGCCAACAGGTCCTATTAAACCCTGAACACTTTGAGTGCCTTGCAGACCAAAAGTACCTTGTGTACCTTGGATACCAGCTGTTCCTAAACCAGTTGTACCTTGTGGACCAAAGTTACCTTGGAAACCTTCGTCGCCTTGAAGACCTTGTATTGATTGAAGACCTTGAACACCTTGAATACCAGTGCCTGTAAAACCTTGAACACCTTGAGTACCTTGGAAGCCTTGCAGACCTACGCCTTCAATACCAGATATACCTTGAGCTCCGTCTTCGCCAGCTGTACCTTGGGTACCCGCTTCTCCGATGCCTACTAACCCCTGAGTGCCTTGAGTGCCTTGTGAACCTTGCAGACCTTGAGCACCTTGACTACCATCAGTACCAGTTTGACCAACACCCTGAATACCTTGGAAGCCTTGAGCACCAGTGTCACCTACGCCAGTAGCTCCTTGTGCACCTTGAATATCAGAAGCTGGACCAACTAAACCTTGAACACCTTGTGTTCCAATGTCACCATCAGTACCTTGAACACCCTGAATACCTACTGGGCCTTGAATACCTTGTAAACCAACGCCTGCTGGCCCTTCTGGCCCAAGATCACCCTGAATACCTTGAATACCCTGCAAACCAAATCCAGCTGGACCGTCGCCACCTTGTATACCTTGAGTACTTTGTGCGCCCTGAAGGCCTTGAGTACCTTGGAAGCCTTCGCCATCGTTGCCTATTGGTCCTGTATCACCTTGAGTACCTTGCAGACCTTGAACAGATCCGGCGGCACCTTGTATACCTTGCGCACCGAGATCGCCAGGATCTCCAGATGTGCCTAGTGTACCTTGAGTACCATCCGTGCCTTGGAAACCTTGAACGCCGAACCCAGTTGCGCCAGTTATACCTTGCGTCCCTGCTCCTGTGTCGCCTTGTACGCCCTGCGGCCCAAGGACACCAACCCACTCACCTTGTATACCTTGTACGCCCTGCTGGCCATTGATACCAATTCCGTTTGCACCTTGTGCACCGAGATCGCCGTCGCTACCTTGTAATCCTTCCGGGCCTTCAACACCTTGCAATCCTTGAACACCAGTGGCACCATCAGTAATACCGTATCCAGCAAGTGTTGTTGGAGTTGCAGTAATAGTAGACCATGCTTGATTATGCGCACTTGGAGGAAAACTAGATGGTACACCTGTTAGACTTGAGTAAGCAAAATCTTGATCACCGGTGCCTGAAGAGTTAATAGTAATGCTATCATTAGTAGCATTTGTTGTTATTGTTACGTTAGTACCTGCGATAATTTCTAACGTATCTGTTGCTGTATCAGCTGAAACTGTTGTTTGGCCTGCTACTGTTACATAGCTAAATGCACTTTGATTTACGTCACCACTGCCTACACCGCCAATACCTTGCCATGCACCGTTTTGGTAACCTTCAAACGCGTTAGTACTTGTGTTATATCTAAAATAGCCAGCCACGGGCGCACCGTCTCTGCTAGCTGTATCGCCAGCCGGAATTTGAATAGATCCGGTTGCGCTTGTTCGAGGGGCGATAGCATCAAAGTTATCGTCCATCTCGTTATATGTTAAGGCCGAACCTTTGTCACTTCTTTTTGTAATCGCCATTACGTTCTTTCCCCGTTATCGCTGAAATAAATTCCAACGTATGAACTATATCCGCTTGTTGTGTTGCTGTCAGACAGTTCTACATATCCGCTTACCGCGTAATCTGCATCCATGTATAAACCAACGTTTGCTTCCACTATATTTATATAACCATCTACAACGTAATCTGCTAGAACGTATAGACCTGGATTCACAAATCCATCTACATATCCTGGATTGTTTTCTATGTAATCGAATGCAGCGTATTCAAAAAGCTCTTTTTCAGCTTCTGTGAGAATCTCGTTGAATACGTAACACTGTGCTTCCAATTGTGCTATAACAACTGGATCTGTTTCCGCTGCTATTAAAGCTAATAACGTTGCGTAATCTGGGTTGGCCATCTTATCCGGCCGTTACTTTTATTGAACCGGTAGCTGCTGCGTTTGGAACCCATCCGCTGTGGCCGCCAGTAGCGTCGCCAACTCGATGAACACCTTTACCGCCTACGGTTACTTTATCTGAAAACCCAAGAACAGGATCTCCACATGCAGCTTTGTCGCCATCTATAATAATAGCTCCACCTTCTGCATTTACTTTAGTTTGACTTCCAACATATGGTGTTTGATGAAATGGATCTTTTGGTCTTGCGTGTCCTATATGTTTATCTAAACCGGCTCTGCAAACTGCTGGCATTTTTCTTTCTCCTTAAAGTAAGAATGCCCCGAAGGGCATCCTCAATATATTACTAACTTAAGCAGCGAGTTGTTCGTGTCGCTCTTTTGCTAATATATATTCTTTCACGAGTCCTGACCTTACAATATCAGCTGAAGTGAATTTAATCGTTTCAAAAGATTTAATTCTACTAATTACGTTTAAGAATTTTGCGAGACCAGATATGTCTGATCGGTTTCTCGAAATCTCTAGATCGTTTTGTCTTGTGTCTCCGCAAAATACTATTTTTGAGCCTTCTCCCACACGCGTAATAATAGTATCTAATTCATGATAAGTCATTGATTGGCATTCGTCTACAATAATAATTGCATTATCGAAAGTTAATCCTCGCACAAATGAGGATGTCATAAACTCAATCATGCCCTTGCCTTCTAAAATCTTATACGCATCTTTACGACCAAATAAGTCGTTTACGATGTCAGAATAAGGAACACTATACAAAGCTTCTTTTTCTGCTTTGCTACCTGGCATAAATCCTTGTTCACGGGTTTGAACAGCGGATCTAACTATAATAACTTTTTCGTATCCCCCTTTCTTTAATACATCGTTAAGTGCTAAATACATGGCGCACATTGTTTTTCCGGTACCGGCCGATCCTACGGCTGCGATATTGTATCCTTCTTTGTATGAGTCAAACATATCAGACTGGGTGTTGGTCATTGGACGTATTTCACGCATTCCAAAATTATTATTTAGAATTGTGACCATGTGCTCTTGATCTCTCTCTTGTCGTTGCTTTTCTCTTAGAGATAACCTACGCTGCTTAGCTGCCATTGAACTCTCCTTTGGTAAACTCACCAAGTGTTGATGGTATTTTTAGCGCCGTCCTTTTGCCGTGAACCAGGATGGTGCTCTTTTACGTTTCTGAGGACATCACGAAAACCGTCATCAGGCTTTTTAAGCCCAAGACGGTGAGCGTCACCAATAGATGGTGCGCTTACAATTAGTTGTTTCATTTGGGGGTTTGCAAGCTTGTATTCATCGAGCTCTGCGATGCGCATTGAGATTTCAAAGCGCTCTTTGTTAATGTCTGTAGTATCTGTAAATGTATAAAGGGGCATACATTCTCCTATGTAATAATATATAAAAAAAGCCAACCTATAATAATGCAGGCTGGCTTAAACATGTTTCATATGTTAAGCTTGCATAATTATATTTATAATCATGAAGCCTTAGAATTGCTAAAAACCGGTAATTATTTCATAAATTTCTTTCCAGTTGGAAGCTCGTCGTACTTGACATTCTCTATTAAAGGGGTGATCTACAATGATTGATTCTAAGCCGAGGCTGGCGCCAAGCTCAGCATTCTCTGGTTTATCTTCAATCCAAAAACATCCTGTACCGCGGTATTTTTCTAATGCTTCGTCTTTATCAGCACCAGTATCTAAGTACACATAGCTTTCGAATACAGTTGGACCAAACATTTCAATTAGATTCTTAGTACGGAGGTGTCCAGCGTATGTATCTAAGCTTAAAGAACTAATCACACGGAAAACATAACCTTGTTCTTCGTGCAGTTTGCGGACGTATTTAATTGCATCACGCAAAGGAGGTAGTTTACGAATACCAGCTGATTCATTAAACATGCGAACGATACGATCTTTTTCATTCTTAGGCAAATTGTAACGTACACCGATGTCGTACTCGTCTTCACCACCTTCAATCTCAACATAGTTGTGACGTTCCATCCATTGCGTAAAGGCATAGAGCCAATCCAGAAGTACACCGTCAACATCAACTAAGATAACTTTTTCACTAATATTCATATTTTACTCTTTCTTCTCATTTCATATCTATAAAAAAAGGAGACTGAATTAACAGCCTCCTTATAACTTATTCAGTCTCAGCAAACAAACGTTGTGCTTGAGCGGCGGTGCACTTGTACATTTTGCCGTCTGCTTTTGAGTAAACGAAAGGGTACTTGTAAGAGCGGCTGTTGTACTTAACCAGCTGGTCGCCTTTAGCATTCTTAAAGTTGGTAATACCAATAGATAGCGCCTGGAAGTTAAAGTTTCTGTCTGTCAGAGTAACAGCGTCTTTAACTTTAGCGTTTAGTTTGATAGAAACTTCTGCACTTGAGAAGCTCATATTTCCGACTTCAATTTCAAGATTTGCTTTAACAGCGTACTTGTTCATTACTTCCTGCATTTCAGCGCGAAGTGATTTAAGAGTAGCTTTGTCAAATTTTACGAATTTAGTCATAATATAGCACCTTTATGTTTGTTTATATAGCTATTATAAGTTAGTTTGATAGTAATGTCAACAGTTATTTTCATTTAATTACATGTTTTTTTACTATCTTACTTCCTCATTTCTTATATCTATTATATCAAAAAAGGACTATGGTGTCAACAGTTAATAAGATGTTCTTAGATCATTTTGTTATAAGAACATCTTATTTGATAACACTACTGTTTGTTCTTAATGTTCATGTCATCATCATACCACCGATCAGAAAACTTGCGATCACGTTCAGCCTTGCGATCACGTTTCTTCTTCTCTTTGCCTTTGGATCGTTGATCATCTGATCCCCACTCATCGTCTTCCCAAGCTTCGCGGAATTTTTTGATGCGGTTATTACTCATGTTAAGTACCTTTTTACTCTTCGATTAAGTCAGCAAATGCTTCTTGAATTGTCTTTTTAGTCAGCCCTTTGAATGGCTTCTTTGTAATCATTTGGCAGAGTGTTTCTGCGTCATCATTATCGACATCTTCTAGAAGGTTTATAAACAGTGTTTCACGTTTGATTTGATTCAAGGTATCATACCCACCACCTTTAATGAATATCTTAAGCCGACGAGCTTCTCGATATAGAAGAGCTTTTGCTTCGTCTTCAAATTCATTCTTATTCCAAGGTGGAGGAGTGTTTGGAATCAAAAATTCAATATTATTATCATATGTATATTTTAGCACAGCTCTAAGAGCTGGTGTATCGTTACTTCTAAGAAAATCAACTTTTTCTTCAGTTGTCTTCTTAGAAGCTGCTCCACTGATAATTTCTGAGATAGAAATTTTTACTGCCATTTTTAAAAGTCCTGTATATCTGTAATTAGGTGTTTTAGCTTTTTATTAACAAAGTAGTTAAATAGCTGTCCACGACCAACTGTTTTTTCTTGATTGTATTCTTCTAAAATTTGATCTTGATACTTCTGTGGAATCTGAGTAAGGTCAATCATCATTTTGTTGCGATGAAATCTGCGAAGAGTTTCTTCGTCCATAGCTTCAGGGCCTTGCTTATACAATGCTAAACGCTTTTGAGTCATTGCTTTTTGACGTTCGCCAATAGCTAAGCAATTATCTGGAGACAAGATGTTTGGTACACCATCACCAGTATCACCCTTAAGGATATGCTCTTCTAAGTATTGTTCAGGACGATCATCACGAAGCCACCGCTTGCGAATAGGGTCATATTGATCTACGTTTGCATATTTTTGTAGTTGAATAAAGTCTTTATCGGCAGAAAGAACAAGGAATTTTTCTGAGCCAATATTCAGTTCAGAACCATGCTCGTGAATTACTGTACCGATGATATCATCAGCTTCACAGCGGTCAATATGGATTACTTTGTACGGAAAGAACTCAGCAACTTCTTCACGAACATTACTCATAATTTGAAACAACGCACCCCAGTCCATACCTGACTTATCTCGACCAGCTTTACGGTTAGCCTTGTAATAAGGATATGCTTCTTTGCGCCAGGTATTTTTACCGTCTGCACAAATAACAATTTCACCATATTCTTTGCTAAACTTTTTGCGGTTTGAACGAATTGAATTGAGGAACATGTGACGGATGATATTTTCATCCGCCGCCACATCTGTGTGATTGCCTATGCTTGCAAATAGCGAAGCTAGGATAACTTGATTGTAATCTACTAAGATAGCCATAATTTATTTCTCATTTTAATTTAATCTACATGTCTATTATAGTCCATGTAGATTGAAATGTCAACTCTTTTTTTTATTCGATTACGGATTGATGTCTAAGAAGCTTAGTCCAAAGGTTACCGAAGGTATTAATATCATTAGGAACAAGCCCAAAACGATCAGATCGTGTAAATCGATTGATAAACATAGGATCGTTCTTTTGATGCTCTAACACACTCTTACCGATAGCATAAGCAAGATTTGCATGCTTAGCTGGATCTTCGTTGTAATCATACATAATAGTAGCATTTGCTGATGTTTCTGACAAAGCACCATAATTAGGATGAATACAAATCACACCACTTCTGATAGCTTCAATCAAAGCAATACACGATGTCTCTTTCCAGATGTTTGGATACAAGAAAACGTGTGCTTTATCCAAAGCTTCAAGAACTTGTTCATTGGGAACTGAACCATGATAAGTCATATTAGGATGCTCGTGGATCTGTTTAAACAACTCGTTGTACGGCTCATCGCGCTGTGGCCATCCATAAACAGCAAAGGACGAATATACATCAAGATGAATATTTGGATATTCTTTAGACAGAGCATCAAACACTGGTATCAAGAGTTCTAGACCACGGTGTGGAGTAGTATGGTAGATGAATCGAATAGTTTCAGTATTCTTTTCTTCTGCTTCATAACGCTTTTCAATAGCATTTGGAATAACAGTACACTTAGAATACGGAATTTTGAAGTAAGCAATGTACTGATCACGTTGCCAAGCTGTTACGAAAACGAGCTGATCAAAAATTTTCCAGCCGTCATCCATCAATACTGCGTTCTCTGGATCTTCAGCCAAATCATGGCAGTACATAATATTCTTTACATCACTTGGGATTTCCCTTGGGCGGGAAAAGTGGATTGCAAAACCTTCTAGTAATTCTTTACTGACATTATCTAATAGACGCTGGCGCATCATTTCAGTGCCACCGTTAGAATTTTTAGATAGATCGGTTTCTACAACATCACCCTTGTATATCATACTCATTTAACTATTGCTCCATCCCAAAATCTTTTAATGAATCCCAACGAAATGAGCGCCAGCCTTCAGCTTTAACGTCATATACAGCGTGGACATCTGGATTTGGTTTTTTGGTTTTTGTTTCGACAGGTTCTTCAGCTCCTACTGCTTGCGCAGGTTTTGCAGGAAGAAGATCTTCTTTAGTAGTGCAGGACATAACACGCTCGTCGCCATTTACTTTCGTAAACGTAACAGTACAAACGCCTTCTTGTAGTGCTTTTTTAATTTCTTCTTGATTCATCATAGTATAGCTCCTAATTCACATTAATATTTATATTGTTTTCAAATATAAGACAAGATGTCTTCCAGCGCTTCTTCAAACTCTGCAACACTTCCATTGTTATGGACTCTATATGTGCTTACATTAAACTTATGAGGCAACACATACTTATTTTCTATTTCAGTCTCACTTCCAAGTGTGTATTCTTGTATAACATTTCCATCAAAATACCTACGAGAGTCTGATGAAAAATCACAGCCGTCACGCGTAAGTTGTACTAAGATGAAGTTATCGTTACCGACTTTTTCAACTACTGGGATTAACTCATCTATAAAGCCACCATCTGAAATACAGTAGTCTATTTCAAAATCGATCTCGTTTGCTACTAATTTACCGAAGTAATCTAATCCCATACGAGGTTTGATCTTTTCTTCTGAAACGTAAATCATAGCTTCGCGACGAGACATGTTGCCAAGCTCTGAGGTCTTTACTTCTTTCTGAGAACGGTCATTGTAACCATCCATAAACCACTTCTCTTCTACATTGAAGTACTTGATTGTTTCTTTAAACAACTGATACTTAAACGATAGATGTTTGAAACCGTATTTTTTACAATAATCAGCTGCGTGATCTTTGCCTGATCCTGGCGGCCCATTAAATAAAATTATCATAAATTCCAGCCTATTTGTTCCCAAGGAACGTCTTTATTGCCAAAGTGTCCGTATGTACAGTTACTATTATAACTTGAAAAGTTGAACATGTCAAATCTTTTTATGATACCGTACGGAGTTAAATCAATGTTTTCTTCAATAAATTTTTGTATTGAACGGTTGTGGCCATTTGATTCTACATAGATACTCGTTGGTTCTTTAATGCCAATAGCATAGCTTAATTGGATTTGGCACCAATCAGCCATTTCGTCTGCTACTACATTCTTTGCTAACCAGCGTGCCATATAAGCTGCGCTTCGATCTACTTTAGTCGGGTCTTTGCCACTAAAAGCACCACCACCATGAGGAGCAAAACCCCCATAGGTGTCCACAATGATTTTTCGTCCAGTAACACCAGCATCACCATCAGGTCCACCAATGACAAAATTACCAGTAGGGTTAAGATGCCATACAGTATTTTCATCAATCAAGTCTCTAAGTACATTCATTGCCGATTGCTTACATAAGTCACGCGCCGATTCTATACAACCTTCTGCATGCTGAGTACTAATAACAATTTGATCAATACGTTTAACTCGGCCGCCTTCATATTCAACACTTACTTGTGCTTTAGCATCTGGGCCTAGAATACCTGTGATTTCTCTTTCAGCTCTTAGATCTTTTAAAATCTCGTGAGCAAAATAGATAGGTGCTGGTAGATAAGCATCGTTATCATTGCAAGCATATCCAAACATGATGCCCTGATCACCTGCACCAAAGTTGTCTGTGCCTAGAGCAATATCAGCACTTTGAGAATGGATTTCGTTGTAGATTTTTAATTTATCCCAATGGAACCCATCTTGCTCGTAACCAATATTTTTAACCACACCACGAATAATTTCAGCAACTTCATCTCGCGTTACGTTGAAGTTTTTTACTTCGCCAGCGACAGTTACCATATTAGTAGTTACTAGAGTTTCAATAGCAACTCGAGTTGTTTCATCACCAGCTTTTAAACCAGCATCAACTAGTGCATCTGAAATTTGATCTGCAACTTTATCAGGATGACCGTCACTAACACTTTCGCTTGTAAAAACATAATTATCACGAACCATAAATTACATTGCCTCAAATTTATCGTTAATAATCGCGGCTAACTCAGTTGAGAACGCGTTTTTCCATTCTCTGTTAGTAATACCGACCATGATAAACTCACGATCTTGTGAATTAAGATACGGCATTGCTTCTGCCATTGAGATAGATCCAGACTCATATAGCGCAAGATCTTCAGGGTTGACTGAAATGATACGTGTGCGGGTTTTTCCGGTAAGAACACTTTTGCGAGTTACATTCATTAGGTTATTCTCCAAGTTTCTATTTAATTTATATAACCATTATAGTCTATTAGAAAGCATATGTCAACCTTTATTTTCACTTTCTTTCATATCAATATCCATACCTATGAGACTCTTGGCATGATTCCTGTGGATCTTGCATTGTATAATTCCGTTGTAGTAATCATCCCTAAGAAGAACATCGTTTACAAACTGATACTTAGCTTCTAAATATCCAAGTTGTCCTTTTGAAGTACACAGATATAATATTTCTCGATGGAAGTTATCTACGCCCTTTTCCTCAATCATTAACTTAACAGCTTCAGAAGAACCGTAATATTTCTTCCAATCGGTTTCTTTAATTACGGTCCTTCTTCTTGTTTTGCCTTTGAGCGGTGGTAGCTTTCGTACTGAAGTAAGTAGCTTTTTGCCAACGTATTTCATACCATTAGATTTATCTGTAATCAAATAAACAAAACCAACCCAATTTTCAATCATCTCAGAAGTGAATTCTTCACCTTTATAAAGCCACATTTAATACCCCACCATTGTAATAGTAAGGGTATTTATGGTATGTAGCCTAGTATCCGCCGCTCTTAAACCAGCCTTTGCCTTTCAAAGCAAAACCGCCAGAAGTTGTAATAATTTTCTTTAGTTTCTCATTATTACAAGATGGGCAGAGCTTTAACGGTTGGTCACTCATTTTCTGCATTTTTTCAAATTGGTGATTACATTCATCACACTTGTATGCATATGTTGGCATAGGTCTCCTTACTCTAGAATATCTGCAATGTTATGAGCTAAAGCTGCAAACCATGCTGCGTCGTGCCCTCGTGTAGTTTCTGCTGCTGTACCAAGCCGAATTCCACTTGTTTCAACGAATGTTCGAGGATCGTTAGGAACACCATTTTTATTAACAGTAATTCCGTGTTCTTCGAGTAAATCAGCAGCTGCACGACCAGACAATTCTTTCTTACTCAAATCCATTAAGATAATATGTGAATCAGTACCACCTGTTTGAACTGGGAAGCCCCGCTCTTCGAAAACTTCACACATTGCTTTAGCATTAATAACTACTTGAGCAGCGTATTCTTTGAATTCTGGTGTACTTGCTTCAATGAATGCTTGTGCTTTTGCAGCAATGATGTTCATCAAGGGACCACCCTGTGTACCTGGGAATATGGCGCTATTAATCTTACGTGTGTATGATTCATCATTCCACAGAATAAAGCCGCCTCGGGGGCCTCTGAGTGTCTTGTGTGTCGTGCTGGTTACAATATCTGCATAGTCACAAGGATTGTCATATGCTCCACCAACTATTAAACCTGAGTAGTGAGCCATGTCTACTAGAAGTAATGCACCAACCGCATCTGCAATTTCACGGAACTTTTTCCAATCAATCTGGCGAGGATAAGCACTAGCGCCAGCAACTATCATCTTTGGCTGGCTATAATGCGCCGCAGCCATAATAGCGTCATAATCTAGAAAGCCATTTTCATCTACACCGTATGAATGCGATTCATAAATCTTACCAGAAATATTAACTGGTGCACCGTGGGATAAGTGACCACCACTTGCCAAATCCATACCTAGAATACGATCGCCCGGCTTTAAAAAGGCTTGGTAAACCGCAGTGTTACAATTAGCTCCAGAATGAGGTTGTACGTTAGCAAAATTTACACCGTACATTTCTTTAAGCTGGTCAATTGCTAGTTGTTCAATATCATCCATGTTTTCACAACCGTTATAGTAACGCTTACCTGGATAACCTTCTGCGTATTTGTTAGTAAATACACTACCAGCTAAATCCATTACAGCACGACTTGCAAAATTTTCACTTGCAATAAGCTCTAAAGTTAATTCTTGCCGCAGAGTTTCGTTTTTAAGAATATTCTTAATGCGTAAGTCCATCATGTTTTCCTTGTTAGTCTTCACGTTTTCCGGTACCCCAGTCAATAACTACTGGGAAGCGTGGTATGCCATCGGGTGTTGGTGCAAAGTAGCGTAATGTGCACCATGTAGGTGTTTCTTTACTCTCAAAAAGAGCGCTTAATACTGCTTGATTGCCGCGTACTCCAGCACCAAACTCTTGTCCGTTTTCAGTCTGTAGAGCAAATCGTTTAATATGACCTGCCCAATTACCTTTTCCTTCTTCAACACGAAGAACATCATATTCAGCGGTGAGGAATTCTTTTCTTTTAATAAGGAATTTAGAACGTTTGTTCTGTTGGTAGACATCATCTTTACGAATCATCTGACCTTCAAAACCAGCTTCTAGATACTTGCCATATACGATATCCATGTTTTCAATGTCGCCAATAGCATCAGTTTTCACAACCTTAACACACCGATCAAATCCTTGAATATAGAACCATTGCCAACGATCAATGAAGAGTACAGCGTCATCTGGCGCAACAATCATATCATAGACGTGATATTCTACTAAAGCCTTTGCTTCTTCAAAATCTTCAGGAGTTGGCTTAGTTTTACGAACCAACGAAGTAATCTTGTTGAAGTCATCACGAAGATCATGGTTGTATAGTTCACCATCAAGAATGGCATCTGGGTACTTTTCGAAAAATACTCGAAGTTCTTCTGCGATATGGGGAACTGCAACAATTTCTTTACCAGAACGAGACCACAGACCATTACGCCGAGCAATACAACGAATGCCATCTAGCTTTGGTTGAGAATAATAGATATTCTTTTCAAAATCATATTTAGCATCTTCGTGCTTAGAAGCAAGCATTGGTTTAATCTTATCGAACTTATCAATATCAGCTTTTAGCCTAAAGTAACCGCGCTCAGCTTTTTTATTGAAGTCAGCCATCATCTCTGCAATAGCCTGATCTTCTAAGGATGTTTCATTAGCTTTGCCGATATTCTTTTGCTCGACGATCTTCCAACCAGACTCAACCTGTTTGCCATCTTCCAAACCACTAATAGCACGCCAAAAGTAACTAGCACTGCTAACAGCAACTTCAGCACGCCAAGTACGAACACCACCTTTAGAGTCGCGTTTATACAACGGACTTGTTCCTGCAACAATGTCCATAATCAATTCACTCATGTGTTTTTCCTTTAATCATAATTTAGCTACTCATTCTTGATATTTCTTCTGCTTGGTCGGTTCCTCGCATAACGGGAACTGCGTTTGATTTGTGCATTGTTGCGATTCCGACAATGAGAGATCCTGTGTATTGGGTAGTTTCTCTTCTAGCGCAAGACTCTGGTATGACGTCCGACGTCTTGAGGCTTGGATATTTCTTTGAGTCGCAGACATACGATTTTGGCGCTTCATATTCTTTAAATTCCTTTTTTACCTTTGGCGTTTTACCGGTTATATATCCAACGTAACCTTGTAATGTTTCGAATTGGAATCGATGCATATTATTGCGGCGGAGATCCTTATTGTACCTGCGCCACTCTAATTCAACCTTAGCCATATCTAACTTCTTAGGTTTTGACTTAGACTTGCCGTGTACTTGTACACCGTGTATCATATGCATCGACATTTTGTATCCTCACCTTTTCATCTTATGTAGCCATTATAACATATCTAGAACAAATGTCAACTACTTTTTACAATGTTTCGCCAGTGCCATTATAGCCAGTTTCTTCAACATATCTGGTAAACTCGTTATAGCCGCCGATGTAATCTTTTCCGATAAAAATTTGTGGAACAGATTTTACTTTAATAGGAGCTCTATCCATTAACTCGAATAAAGTATCCTTGCTGATACCAACATCTTTGTACTCGTAATTCAATTTACGCTGGTCTGCAAAAGCTTTAGCTTTCGTACAAAAACCGCAACTAGCTTTTCCGTAAATAGTGATCATTGTTTTTCTCCTGTTCGCGTGTCTGTTATGTTATATGCTCCAACTGGAAGCTTAAAAGAGGTTTGTAAAGCTAGCATCATTTCAGGAGTTACTATTATATAGTTATGACGACCAATATCATCTTCCCATTGTCTTATATAAACTACATCGTCGTACATAATAACTTGCAGATCTTCGTGCTGTGCAGACGTATCCAGAATTGTTATTGCTGTTTCGTCCCAGTCCATTTCAATCGTAAACATTATGTTATCCTAATTTGTGTTGTTCATTAATCCCAAAGGCCTTCATAGTATTTACCAAATAATCTAAAGCCGTTATTCATTCGGGCCTGATGAGCTTTCTGACCTTCCATATCCCACTTGTTGTAATAGAAGTCTGATTGCCAACTATCACGACATTTATGTTCAAATGTCCAAATAATTTCTGTCATAACCCAGTCCCAACGATTGTGTACGTTATCATCTGAGCCCCATTCATTCTTTACATTAGTACTGTGCAATTCTTCAGGTACATCTATATTATCTACTAAAGGTGAGCCGTGTTTAGTTGCTTGTAGTTGCTTTAACATTGGCAAAATAATTTGCGCGAGAGTAGCATCCATGCTCCAAGTATCGTGTTTATCAATTCTAATACTTACTTTCTGAACACGTCTATCGAACCACAGCCAGTTAAATATGTTATAGAAAGATTGTATCATATCTTCAAACGCTTCAATTACGTGGTCCATATGATCGACGTTCTCTAGAGTAATACCGTCATATTTCTCTTCCATATAATTAGTATGCAAGTTGCATATTAATCTATTAGGATATTTGCCAATGTTTACTTTCATGTGATTTCCTTAAGTTTTTCCCAA